GATTTAATCACTGGATGGGAAAAACGCCAGGTGCTGAAAGAGGACAACGGCAATATTTCGCAAACCGCAAAATCTCCTGCAGAGCGCAAGAGGGCGCAGCGAGAGAGGGAAAGAAAGCGGGAACAAAATGGCGATTGTCACGGCGCGTCACGAAATGTCACGCACATGTCACGACGAGTCACGACAGATAAAGATACAGATAAAGATACAGATAAAGATACAGATAAAGATACAGATCAAGAAGATCAAAACACTATGGTCCATGGCGTAAAAAACGCCACGAACCAGGCAGGGGATGTTCAGACCGTCAATCCTGGTCAGCCAGCAGGCACGACACCGGAAGCCGATTCGGGCGCTGTGCAGCAGGTGATGACCGCAAGGCCGGAGCAATCACACCAACTGCAGCAGCCCGAAGCCGATTCCGCCATTCAGCGGGAAGCCGATCGGGTAGTCCCGGAAAACACCGGTCAGTCTGTGGGACGAGTGGATTATCCGGATGTGTTCGAACAGGTCTGGCGGGAGTACCCGTTGCGTGCTGGGGCAAACCCGAAGAAATCCGCTTTCAGTGCCTGGAAGGCCAGATTACGCGAGGGGGTGCCACCAGAGGCCATGCTGGATGGTGTGAGGCGTTACGCGAGATACCTGGCGGCGACCGGGAAAGCGGGAACGGAATTTGTTCAGCGAGCGACGACGTTTTTTGGGCCGGACCGGAATTTTGAAAACCCCTGGTTGCTCCCGGTAAGCGGCACGAACAACCAGCGTTGCGTGAATCACATTTCTGAACCGGACACTGAAATACCGCCGGGATTCAGGGGGTGACGTGTCATGAAAAACATTGCGGCAGTTGGGGTTCTTGAACGTATTCGCAGACTTGCACCACAGGGGGCGGTTCCACCGTACCGGACGGTGGAGGAGTGGCGGGAATGGCAACTTGCTGAAGGACGAAAACGCAGCGAGGAGATTAACCGCCAGAATCGCCAGTTGCGGGTGGAAAAAATCCTGAATCGTTCGGGCATCCAGCCTCTGCACAGCAAATGCTCGTTTGCGAATTATCAGGTGCAGAATGACGGGCAAAAATACGCGCTGAGCCAGGCCAAATCCATAGCTGACGAACTGATGACCGGGTGCACGAATTTTGTGTTCAGCGGTAAAACCGGCACCGGGAAAAATCACCTTGCAGCGGCGATGGGTAACCGGCTGATGGCGAAGGGGCGCAGCGTGATTATCGTCACCGTGTCTGATGTCATGAGCGTGTTGCATGACAGCTACGACAACGGCAAATCCGGGGAAAAATTTTTACAGGAGCTTTGCGGGGTTGATTTGCTGGTCCTGGATGAAATAGGCGTTCAGCGGGAGACGAAAAACGAGCAGGTGGTATTACACCAGATAATTGATCGCCGGACAGCATCACTGTGCAGTGTCGGGATGTTAACAAACCTGAATCATGCCGCAATGAGCACGCTTCTTGGTGAGAGGATTATGGACCGGATGACCATGAGCGGTGGTCGATGGGTGACGTTTAACTGGGATAGCTGGCGTCCAAATGTCAGCAATATGAGGGTTGTGAAGTAATTTTGTCCGGAGGAAATTTTAATGGAAACCGTATCTGACGCACTGAAAGCACTGAAAAAAGCCTCTTCACATGTGGTGGCAGCTCGCCTTGGAATCAGTCGTGAAGAGGCTGTCAACGAGCTGTGGGAACTCAAAAGAAATGGCGTCGTTGATAAAACTGGTCACACCTGGTTTCTGGCTGGCGAAGGTGAATCCCTGGTAACCGAAGAGCTGCCAGTAAAATCTGAAGCACAGGATATGCTGACCGGGGAGGTCGAACAAAAAGTTACCGCAGACATGATGATTGAGTTTATCGGTCAGGATGGGGCTAAAACGTGTGAGGAACTGGCGGGTAAGTTCGGCGTCAGTACTCGCAAGGTTGCTTCCACGCTGGCGGTGGTAACCGCAACGGGGCGGCTGGCACGCGTTAATCAGAGCGGTAAATTTTGTTACTGCATGCCGGGCGATAATTTACCAGCAGAGTCGAAAGCCGCGCTGGTAACGGAAAATGATGGTAAGGCCTTTCCTCAGCCAGCAGGTGCTGCGTTACCAGTCCGGGAAGCCGCAACACAGGAAGAAATTAAAACAGAAACTGTGGCGGACATTGTGCAGCCGTTGCTATCGTTTACCGAAACGCAAGCAGATGAGCTGATTTTTCCGTCCCTGCGCAGGGCAAACCTGGCGCTGCGCAGGGCGAAAAGTGATGTTCAGAAGTGGGAGCGAATCTGCGCCGCGCTGCGGGAGCTGAACAAGCACCGGGATATTGTTCGACAGATTACTGATTCTTCCCGCCGTGTTGTATCGGAAAAGTGATTGCCGAAGGCGCTTATGGCAAAAGTATTTACACAAGAAGAGCGAGAAAAAATTAAAGGGCAGGTTGTTGAGCTAGTACGCCGGAGTGGGCGCGAGACGTTACGGCAACTGGAAGCCAAGACAGGTGCGACAAGATATCTGATGAGCGTTCTTGCCAGAGAGCTGGTTGCCAGTGGTGATGTATATCACTCTGGCTATGGGTTGTTCCCGTCAGAACAGGCGCGTAAGGACTGGCAAAACGCCCGCAAAAAACTCTCGAGGGCAAAGGTGAAGAAACCTGTTGTGGTTGATCCGGGCCTTATCTGGACATTACCCGACGGAGAAATACACCGCTACGACAGGCGTATGAACATAATCTGTCGCGAGTGCCGGAAGAGCGAAGCTATGCAGCGTGTACTGGCATTTTATCAAGGAAATGTTAGATATTTTAGACGTTACTAGATTAAAGAGCATTAGTTCAGATGTGAATTGACATTTTCATGGCGCAGGGTAGAGCCAGCGTGGTTGTCCGCTTTGCGTCAAAACCAGATATTACCAGATTTAGACATATATTCCCGATAGCCCTGCTCTGATGCTACACTCTGTGCTATTTTCATGACCCCAATAAAAATATTTATGACTATTGCTGATTTCAAACGGCCTAAATTGGAGCTTCCAAACGGGGCAAACAAACTACTACTGCACTCTTGCTGTGCTCCATGTTCCGGTGAAGTGATGGAGGCGCTTCAGGCCTCGGGAATCGACTACACCATCTTTTTCTACAACCCGAACATTCATCCTCAGAAAGAGTATTTAATTCGTAAGGATGAAAATATTCGCTTTGCTGAACAACACGGCGTGCCGTTTATCGATGCTGATTACGACACCGACAACTGGTTTGAACGTGCCAAAGGAATGGAATGGGAGCCTGAGAGGGGGATCCGTTGTACCATGTGTTTTGACATGCGTTTTGAGCGGACAGCGTTGTACGCTGCTGAAAATGGTTTCAGTGTGATCAGTAGTTCACTGGGCATTTCACGCTGGAAAAATATGCAGCAGGTTAACGAGTGTGGGCGGCGAGCTGTTGCGCATTATCCGGGTATGGTGTACTGGGATTATAACTGGCGCAAGCAGGGCGGCTCGTCCCGTATGATTGAAATCAGCAAGCGCGAAAAATTCTATCAGCAGGAATATTGTGGCTGTGTGTATTCTCTGCGCGATACCAATCTACACCGCAAATCTCAGGGACGCCCTCTTATCAAAATTGGCCAACTCCACTACGGAAAAGAAGAGAAGGAGTGATTTTATGGATCACCTTTCTGATTGATTTCATATTGGCGAGGTGACGTGAGTTAAGTAGAATTGCTGCGGGTGCCTGAGGCTGTCTGCCTCAGGCATGAACACCAAAAGGCAGATAGAGAAAGCCCCAGTTAACATTACGCGTCCTGTAAGACGCTCAACATTAATCTGAGGCATATGGATGCGGATGAAAGAATTAAATAAATTCAGAGTGATAGACCTCTTTTGTGGGGCAGGTGGATTATCTTATGGTTTTCTTCATGGAGAGATGTCTGACTACTTTGAAAGTATCCTTGCTATTGATAATAATGCTGCAGCTATAAATACCTACAATGCCAATTTTGGTTTGCATGGAGTTCAGGCAAATATTGAGGAGTGGGCATCCAGCAATACTGTTCCTGAGGCTGATGTGGTCATAGGTGGCCCCCCGTGTCAGGGATTCAGTTTATTGAATAAGAATCGTTATGGTGATCACCGAAGAGCATTGTGGGAGCCTTATATGGATGTCATTGAGCGTTCAAGGGCTTGTATGTTCGTCATGGAAAATGTCCCCGGATTGCTGATAAGCGATGAGTTTGCGGACATTACGTTTAGAGCGAAATCCATGGGCTTTATTCTGCTTAATCCAATGGTGTTGAATACTGCTGACTATGGAGTACCTCAGACAAGAAAACGAACGATAGCAATCGGTATCAAACGAGAACTCTTCGATGTGCATAGTATTCCGGCGTTCCCGCCAGCACCAACGCATCGTTCCCCTGATAAGGATGTCGCTTTGCCTGAATGGGTCTGTACGCGTGATGCAATTGGTGACTTACCTGCTCCTGTTGGAACTGATATTCGTAATGAACTTCCTCCGCTGAACTTACATTTTGGGCGTAATCCCACACCTGTTTCTCTGGAGCGATATAAAGCGGTTCCACCAGGAGGTAACCGTTTCGATTTACAGAAAAAAAGACCTGATATAACCCCGGCGTGCTGGCTAAAAAAGAAATCTGGAGGGACCGATTTGTTTGGACGTCTGTGGTGGGACAAACCTTCAGTAACGATTCGTACTGAGTTTTTCAAACCGGAGAAAGGGCGATATTTACATCCGGAAGAGGATCGGCCAATAACTCATCGTGAGGCAGCGAGATTAATGTCTTTTCCTGATAATTTCATTTTTACCGGTTCAAAAACTGAGATTGCAAAGCAGATCGGGAATGCTGTTCCACCGCTATTTGCGGCAAAAATCGCACAATATGTGTATGGAGTTTTGCAGGGACGGTATAAGAATAACATCAGTAAGAATAGTCAAGCAGCCTGAAGGAAATCCAGAAATGAATGGAGATTTGGTTGACAGCATAGTTGGTTTTGCTGAAGCCAGAAAGGAGTTTCATGCCCAATTGTTACTGAATACGCTCACAATTAATACTGCCGGAGTTGTTAGTAACGCAGATAGCAGTAACAAAAACAGTAAAGCTATAGCAAGAGAAATTGCTCGCTTCTTGCAGGCTGAAACGATTGGTGAACGTGTTGCAGGGCAAACATCTGGTAATCAGTTTGAGAGTATCTGCGCAGAGTTTATAGAAAAAACCTTTTTTAAACTCAGCCACTTACGCCCTGGAAAATGGAATGTACATCAGGTTTCTGGTAGAAACAGATTAGAGATAGCTAAATATGAACAATATGCCCATCTTATAGCATTGGATAGTGCTGCAAAAAGTAATCCTCAGCTAGCTGCTGCACTGGGGAGTGATTATACGATTTCACCAGATATTATTGTTGAAAGAGAACCTGAATGTGATCAAGTTATCAACAGTCCTGAATTACTGGTGGATGATTCTGTTACCCGCATGTCAGCTCTCAGGAGTTCGAATGGTGGGAAACCAATATTACACGCAAGTATTTCCTGCAAATGGACAATAAGAAGCGACCGGGCCCAGAATGCTCGTTCTGAGGCATTAAATCTTATTCGCAACCGTAAGGGAAATCTCCCTCATGTAATGGTTGTTACTGCTGAGCCTACTCCAAGTCGTCTGGCGTCTATTGCTCTTGGTACTGGTGATATAGATTGCGTGTATCATTTTGCGCTTTATGAACTTATATCAGCAGTTGAAATACTGGGGCTCAGCGATGCAGCTGACATGCTTTCCGTGATGGTTAATGGTAAAAGATTAAAGGATATTTCTGATCTTCCCTTGGATCTTGCAGTCTGACATCTCTACGTAAATAGAGTCTGTCATATTTTAACTGTGATGGCACGTCATTGACTTCAGTACATTTTTACTAACCCGCTTCGCGGGTTTTGTTTTTTCCTGGCATTCTGGTTTACAATCCACACGCCAGCCTGAACAACTGGCACCTGCTGCGCCAGCAGAGACAACCGATGGCGCACAATACCAAACACCACAATTCTGATGCCGACCCTGCCAGCAGACACGGACGGCGCTCTCACGCATTCAAATATGACTGGTACCAGCATGACCAATGCACTGAAGAACAGGCCGAGTGGCTGATTCAGAATTACCGCAGACGTGGATACCAGTTTCAGAAAGGCCTCAGTCCTGACTTCCGACGCTGGATAATTTCCGTCAGGCTCCCTTATTCCGAACGCCCGCCGCGTCCGTCCCGCACATATCAGCAACGCATCTGGAGGTAACGTGCGGGTATTACTTCGACCTGTTCTGGTACCGGAACTCAGTCTGGTTATCGTTAAGCCAGGCCGTGAATCAATGTCAGTATTCCATAACGGCAGAATATTGGTGGAACCGGAACCCAAAAACATGCGCAGTCTTCCGTCCGGCGTCGTTGCAGCCGTTAGCCAGCCGTTGGCTGAGGATAAAACATTACTACCATTTTTCAGCGATGAGCGGGTAATTCGTGCAGCAGGTGGTGCAGGTGCACTGTCTGACTGGTTATTACGTCACGTGAAATCCTGCCAGTGGCCACACGGCGATTATCATCACAGCGAAACAGTCATTCACCGTTACGGTACCGGCGCGATGGTGTTGTGCTGGCACTGTGACAACCAGCTGCGCGACCAGACATCAGAATCACTCGATCAACTTGCTCAGCAGAATCTGGTTGCCTGGATGATTGACGTCATCCGTCACGCAATAAGCGGCACGCAGGAGAGGGAGTTATCGCTGGCCGAATTATCCTGGTGGGCGGCCTGCAATCAGGTGGTGGATGCACTACCTGAGGCAGTAGCGCGTCGTTCTCTGGGATTACCGGCGGAAAAAATCCGCTCCGTATACCGTGAAAGCGACATCATACCGGGAGAACAGACCGCCACCAGCATACTGAAGCAGCGCACAAAAAATATTGCGCTACCGCCTCACACCCACCAGCAACAGAACCCACCACAGGAAAAGACGGTGGTCAGCATTGCCGTTGATCCGGAGTCTCCGGAATCCTTCATGAAACGACCTAAACGTCGCCGCTGGGTAAATGAGAAATACACACGCTGGGTAAAGACACAGCCGTGTGCGTGTTGTGGTAAGCCAGCGGACGATCCTCATCATCTGATTGGTCATGGTCAGGGTGGAATGGGAACAAAATCCCACGATATTTTCACGCTACCGCTGTGTCGGGAGCATCACAACGAGCTTCATGCGGATCCGCTGGCGTTCGAAGAAAAGCATGGTTCCCAGGTTGATTTAATTTTTCGTTTTCTTGATCACGCTTTTGCAACCGGCGTGCTCGGGTAAAAGAGGTTACTGATGCGTATAGAGTTTGTTTTGCCTTACCCGCCGACGGTGAACACCTACTGGCGACGTCGTGGCAGCACATATTTTGTATCAAAAGCCGGTGAGCGTTATCGCCGGGCTGTGGCGCTTATTGTTCGCCAGCAGCGGCTGAAATTAAGCCTGTCCGGAAGGCTGGCGATAAAGGTGATTGCAGAGCCACCGGATAAGCGTCGTCGCGACCTGGACAACATTCTGAAAGCACCGCTGGATGCGCTGACGCATGCGGGAGTGCTCATTGATGACGAGCAGTTTGATGAAATCAATATTGTACGTGGTCAGCCAGTATCTGGTGGACGGCTGGGTGTGAAGATTTACAAAATTGAGAGTGAGTGAGCGTAAATATGATATATCCGGAAATTACAGGCAAAAGCGGCGAACATTTACGCCTGAACACGCTGGAAGCAGTCTGGATCCAGGGGAAATTACGGATGTGGGGGCGGTGGTCGTATATCGGTGGGGGTAAATCCGGAAATATGTTTAACCGGTTACTGGTTTCGAAAAAGCTGACGAAAACAGCAGTTAATGAGGTTTTACGCAGAATGAAGAAATCCGGGCTGGAAAAACCGGAACTTGAGGCATTTTTTCGGGATATGACAAGAGGAAAGCAGAAGAGCTGGTTGTCACATTGTACAGACACAGAGGCGTTGATTATTGATCGCGTTATCAGTGAGGTGCTTGGGGAATATCCCGGGCTAATCAATGTTCTCCGGCAAAGGTACGAAGGACGGGGAATGAGCAAACTGAAAATGGCCGAAAGGTTAAATGCAGATCATCCTGATTGGTCGTTGGTTACGTGCAGACGCCGAATTGATCAATGGTTGGGGGTATCTGAATTTATGTTATATGCCCCCATGCGCATGGCTTTTGTTACAGAGAAAAATGTTGCAAACTGATCAATAAACTGCTTCAATCCGTATAAGCTTCGCAAAGCTGTATCGCGAGGCGAAACGCAAGTTTTTTTCGCACAAGGAAGCCACCGGAAGGTGGTTTTTTTGTGTCCGCGATATACAGTAGCGCAATAAATTCGCTGGTGGTTATTAATACCGTTCTTTCAGCTTGCTGGCTTTTTCGACAAGAGTTATTGGTGTGTCACGTTAACCGGAAAAGGGAAAAAGACATGCTAAAACAGCAGGATATGACAGAAACCGCCAGAGTGGTGTTTAATGAATTAAGCGTTACCGAACCGGCGACAGTCGGGGAGATAGCGCAGAATACTTACCTTTCACGCGAACGCTGCCAGTTAATACTGACTCAGCTGGTTATGGCGGGTCTGGCAGACTATCAGTTCGGTTGTTACAGACGCCTTCCGCAGTGAAGGCTTTTTTATTTGTGGTAAATGGGCGGCTGGTGGGTGTTAGGGGCACCCACCAGCCATCTGCTCATGCGTTGGGTTCACAAGCAAACCTCAGGCCCACTGCTTTGCGCAAAAGCAGAATGAGCCTATCAGAGACAGGCTTAATGATCCATGCTTAATACTGTAAAAATATCCAGTTGTGAGTTAATCAACGCCGACTGCCTGGAATTTATCCGGTCGTTACCCGAAAATTCTGTTGACCTGATAGTCACGGACCCGCCGTACTTTAAAGTGAAGCCTGAGGGCTGGGATAACCAGTGGAAGGGCGACGATGATTACCTGAAGTGGCTGGACCAGTGTCTGGCGCAGTTCTGGCGGGTGCTGAAACCTGCCGGAAGTCTTTACCTGTTCTGTGGTCATCGCCTGGCATCTGATATCGAAATCATGATGCGTGAACGCTTCAGTGTGCTGAACCATATTATCTGGGCGAAGCCGTCCGGACGCTGGAACGGGTGCAACAAGGAAAGCCTGCGGGCGTATTTTCCGGCCACAGAACGCATTCTGTTCGCGGAACATTATCAGGGGCCGTATCGTCCGAAAGATGATGGCGATGAGGCGAAGGGCAGGGCACTGAAACAGCATGTGATGGCCCCGCTGATTTCTTACTTTCGTGATGCGCGTGCTGCTCTTGGGATAACGGCAAAACAGATTGCAGATGCCACAGGAAAGAAAAACATGGTGTCGCACTGGTTCAGTGCCAGTCAGTGGCAGCTACCGAACGAAAGCGATTATCTGAAATTACAGTCGCTGTTTGCCCGGGTGGCAGAAGAGAAACATCAGCGGGGAGAACTGGAAAAGTCCCATTACCAACTGGTCAGCACATACAGTGAGCTGAACCGGCAGTATATGGAACTGCTGAGTGAATATAAAAATTTGCGGCGGTATTTCGGTGTGACGGTGCAGGTGCCGTACACCGATGTGTGGACGCATAAACCGGTGCAGTACTATCCAGGGAAACATCCGTGCGAAAAACCGGCAGAAATGCTGCGGCAGATAATCTGCGCGAGCAGTCGTCCGGGTGACCTGGTGGCGGATTTTTTCATGGGTTCTGGCTCAACCATAAAAGCAGCTATGGCGCTCGGGCGTCGTGCAACTGGTGTTGAACTGGAGGCAGAACGTTTTGCGCAGACCGTTAAGGAGATTAGTCACATCCTTACATGCTCAATTGATGACGGGAAGGATGGATAAAGATATGGTCAGTTCAGGCTGTGAAGCAAGTAGACAGATAAGGCTGCAATAAAAACTGACAATAGTAAAATAGCTTTTTCCCAGGTAGTCATGAATACGATCTCTTAAAGCGCCCGCTGATACCAGCGGGCAATACATACTGGCATTAATGTTAAGTTCAGGGATAATTCATCGTATTTTGTGGTACGACGCTATCAATATTAATAAACAGTATTTTTCATGTAAAATTTCTGTTTTTTTGATCTGATTCTCGTTTCCTGGGTTATGATGTTGTTGTGAACCATGCTGTTGAATGATAATGTTCGGGTATAAAATTGTTGCTGATATGTAGCGCAGTGAGCGGGTGGTATTTCTGTTGCTGAGTGTACGGATACAGTGCTTCCCTCCCTCAGCGGGGGGCAGGTGTGCTGTGGTTTTAGAGACACCGGAAACGAGAATGATGCGGGTTTGCTGGTGCCGGGATAGAGTCGCCGGAGGTCATGACATAGAGCAAAAAAGGAATGTGCATGCAAATACACACCTCTTCGGAGAGCTCTTCTTTATATGGATGAGCCTCAAGGTCAATAGTTTATCTGTTATGTATTCATATGTTGTTACTTATATAATCCATACGGGCATATCATCAGTACACACATACTATTATGGCATTTTATTTTTGTTTTAACTGAATTCCCGGGGCACTCTTTTTGATTTCTGATAAGGAACCAGAATTTTCTGTTAAATGGTGTCACGTTGTAAATGGTTAATGGAAGCAGCTTATTATCCATAATCACACCTGAGTTAACAGGTGTGAGAATACTTCCGGGTGGCAGGAACACATCTGACTGATACCAGATTATCAACTTTATTTTACACCATACAGTTGAAAACGTTATTCCGCTTGATGGGCATATCACTGTGTCAATAACTATCCATTCCATCTTTTAACCTTCTCGGTACACATTGCTTTCGATTGTTTTGCTAAAAATCATAGTCAATAAATCAGTGTAACTCATTGATAAAGATCGTTTTCTTTGTCTTCCTGGGGTTTTCTTTTCTAATTTTGTATCACTTTGGTTCAAGTTGTTTCATTTTTTGTAATACAAATTAGCAGGATGAGCGGGAATATAAAAAAATCGGATGTTTTTGTAATGGATATTATTTTTTGTAAAATAATGTATTTTTATTTAAATCTCTATCAGAAAAGAATTTATTGTTCCTTTATATGGTGGAAAAGGTCATGGTATTTAAACACTACGATGTGGTCAGGGCGGCGTCGCCGTCAGACCTTGCGGAAAAGCTGACACACAAACTGAAAGAGGGCTGGCAGCCATATGGCGGACCGGTTGCCATTACGCCGTACACACTGATGCAGGCGGTGGCTATTGAAGGAGATCCACAGGTCGGCCCTTCATCTGAGCCGGACTGGTTCTACGTGGTTGTGCTTGCCGGACAGTCCAACGGCATGGCCTACGGTGAAGGGCTTCCGTTACCGGATTCTTACGATGCTCCGGATCCGCGCATTAAACAGCTGGCGCGCCGCAGCACGGTAACTCCGGGTGGAGAGAGTTGTACGTATAACGACATCATTCCGGCTGACCACTGCCTGCATGATGTGCAGGATATGAGTACGCTGAATCATCCGAAGGCAGACCTGAGCAAAGGGCAGTACGGCTGTGTCGGCCAGGGCTTACATATTGCCAAAAAACTGCT